AAGCGGTAATAGTCGCATCGGGATTAACTTGATCGGTTCCTGTTTCTTGTTGAAAGAAAACAGTTTGTCCTAATCCTGTTTCTCCAATGATACTTGGAAAAGTTCCTGTTGCCGAACTATTAAATTGAGTTGCGTAAGGTTTTGGATAGACAATAGAGTCAATCCATGTTGTTCTAATAGAATTAGTATTAATTCCAGTGTACCAGACTCCCGTAGGAAGTTGAGTTTTTTCTCCATAATTAAAGACCACATAACGATCATTATAGGTTTCACCAGAACTTGGGTAATACCAAATTACTTCTGTAAATAAGTTATTAATTCCTGCAGTGACTTGTTGTCCTTTAGTGGTATCAAAATCCCCATAAACATAATCCTCTACCGAACAAGAAAGAGAATTAACAGTACCATCAAAAGAGAAGAAACCATTATTTCCCATCCAGTAAGCCACACCATCAATTTCACAGCATGCATTCTGTCCAATCAATCCACAGTTGGTTCCAACTTGTTCAAAACCAAAAGTGAAGGGAGCCCCTACAAATTTCATAGAGTAAAGAGCATTATCGGTCCAAACCAATATGTTTTCTTTTCCTTTAATAGCCCCCATAATTTTTGTGCCATCTTGAAGTCTTTGGGTACCAGCACTATTATCTGCAGTAGGAGCAAAGATGTTTAAAGTTTCTTGATCCGAGAATCTAATAAACATATCATCTTGTGTAGAACTGGTTCCAATGGTTGTTTCAGTTCCTAATTGAATTAAGTGACGTGTTGTAGGGGAAACTAAAGAAAGTCTACTCGCGGTAGGATTTCCACTGCTTCCGCTAATATTAGTTTCATAACTTGTCGTTAGGGTTGAAGCCCTATTCGTAAATCTTGCAGATCCTTCAATCGCTGAATTCCATGTATAAGTTTTTCCATTAGCAATGGTAGCGACTAGAACAGAACCCCAGTTACTTAGAGACCAGAGACCGGGTTCTAGTGTAACGTCTGAAGCATTAACGGCATTTCCCCATTGAGTATAGTTCGTTGCATCATAAACGGTTTGACCATCACTATGAGCACTTCCCGTTGTCCCTGAGACAGCTGTTCCATAAGCTCCTCTGGTAATCGTTGTTAAATCATTAGATGAAATAGCAGTGTATTTAATTAATTCACTATCCACTAAAATAGTTCCATTCGTAGAAGTAAATCCACTTGTTGAATCTAAAGTAATACTCGTTCCTGATCCCCCTGTACCCGCAGTATCTGCAAGTAAAGCTCCATCTAAAGTATCAGTTTGAACTCCGGTAATCGTTCCTCCAAAATTTCCCACCCCAAAACCATAACCATAAGTTTGAGCCGCTGGACCTACCGTTGCATAAGGTTGAACTTTCATGCTTCCTCCCGTTGCAACCACAGCTGAAGCTTGATTTAAAGAGTTAATCGTAAAGGTAACATTACTTGGAACTGATAAAACTTGAAATTTTTTATCTTCAAAATCAGTGGCATTTAAACCTGTGCCTCCAGGTAGGGTAACACTATCCAAAACAATAATGTCTCCTATTTCTAAACTATGATTGGATGTTGTAGTGATTGTACATTGTTTATTTGTAGTACTGTTTGTTGCTAATGTTGAACTAGTAAATTCGATTTGAACACCACCGTCGGTAGAACGCCAAGGTGTTATATCGTAAAGTGTTCCTTCAAAATATATAAGTAAAAATTTATCCGTACCAATAGCTACGTATTTGTTTCCATCGGTATCTACAAAGGCGTGTTGTTTTCGTGCAACACCCACAATGGTATCCGTTAATAAAGAAGACCACCCTCCTACCTTTTCAGGTAAGCCATATCTCCATCTCACATTATCGGAATCTACCCAGCGATCGGTTGCCCCTACAGCAGTGTCCTGCTTATCGACACCCGGTTGAAATTTCATTTCAAAAAGAGCCATATATTTAGCTCCTATGAAGTATAATTAGTCTTGTATACCCATCCTCGAGTAGCGTCCACATAGACTAATGTCAGGGATTGACCATTATTGCTTAAAGTTAAATTAGAGGTTCCACCATTAATTTTTAAGCCATTTCTATCTACGGTGAGGTTGTTGGATTGAAAAGTACCATATGAATCCGTAATGGTTACCTCATCACCTGTAGAAGCAGCTGAAGGTAAAGCAACGCTAATAGTTGAGGTAGTCGTGTTTGCTAAAATCTGTGCACCTGCAACAGCCGTGTAAGGACTATTAGAATTAGTAATGGATGCATATCCTTTTTCTAGAATAGTCACCACTGTTTCTGAACCATTAGATTTACATAAAACAGTCGCACCTGGAGGAATGGGTTGTTCCGTTCCAGAAGCGGTTAAAACTCCTAAAGTTCTATTAGAGGTTCCTCTAACCGTATCATCTTTCATAACCCAGACTCTTTTTGCAGTACCGGGCATTGTAATGGTTCGGTTAGCTGCTAAAGTACCATAAAGTCTATAGTATATGTTTTTTCCGGTAGAAGTGGCTCCATCGGTTAAGACAAGAGTAGAACTACCTGCAGATAAGTCTACCTCTAAAACTCCAGTTGCGGTTTGTTCATTAATTTGTAAATTTGTATTAGTAATTGTCCCCCATAACCCAGCTTTTTCGCCAGTTGTTATAAGCTCTAATCCTGAATTTGTTGAATAAGTTGATGCCATAATATTAACTTGTAGGGTCTATTGGTGTCCATGTCATTGTAGCCCCTGGTATAATTTCACTCCATGTTATAGCTTGTGCAGTTCCTGTAGCAAGCGTAAATGTGCTACCTGTCGGATCTACATTTGCGTCAGCTGTTATACTAACAGTTCCTGAAGAAATTACAACCTGATTTCCATTAACGGCAACTGTGGCCCCAGCTGTGACCGTTACATTTCCTGTACCTAATGTGACTTGAGATCCCGTAGGGCTAAGATTCGCATCTCCCGTGATCGTAACGGAGCCAAAACCTAAAGTAAGAGGAACGGGTGTAGGTATTTCTACAATAGAATCTGCTGTAATTCCAGGGTTTCCAATACTAATAGTTAAAGCATTGGCTGTAGCTGTGATAGTGACATTATTCTCCGGTCCCGCCGAAGAAATAGGGTATTCTGCAAATGCGCCAAAGCCTAATAACATAAAATATAATCCTTTGAAGGGAGTAGTGGGTATGTGGTGGAGTCACTACTCCCATCAAAGAACTATATCACTTTTTAAACCAAGCTGGAAGACCTAAATGGGGACGTTTATCAAACTGGTTTTCTTCAGCCCCTAAAGCGTTTTTTCGATTATAATGTAAGAAGACCTGAATACAGTCTTCTCCTTGAAATGCTTCTCTCCAGTGTTCTAATAATTCGCCGTGATAGGCCAGACAATCCCCTGGGTTTAAAAGGAGTGAGGTACCTTTATTATTACTTTCAGCAAAGTATTTTTTATTATCCGGTTTGCCTACATTCTTTTTAGCCTCTAAAAAAATAGGCCATTTATCCCCCCCTAAATTTAAAGTACAAGATACTTCACAACTAAATCTGTCTTTGTGTCTTTTTAACACATCTCCTTTTTTATAAATTCTTGCATAAGAATAGGTTGGATATAATTGATACCCCGTATGCTTTTCCATTACAGGTAAAACTTTTTGTAATAAAGTTTCCATCGCTATATCCGCATAATGAGAATAGGTTTCAGGAACTTGTTGGTCATTCCAAACACCCCATTCTTCTGTGAATTGAGAAATATATCTGTCATCGAAAAATCGTCGAGTTACTTTTCTTTTTAATAAAAAATAATCTGAAACAAATTTAGCTAGTTCAGAACTAATTGCTTTTTTAATAACTACATATTTATTTTTTTTGAAGTTCATTATTCTCCTTTTTCTTCATTGATCGTTCTTTAGAAATACTAGTAGGAACAGCTTGTATGTTCCAATGGATAAATCTAAAAGGATCTAATCCATAATCGACTGGATATTGATGAGGTGTATATCCAGGAATGATAACCATTGTTCCAGGTTTAATTGTGTAATGCACACTTTCGTTAGCAAATGTAATTTTATTGGGATCTTTTTGTGGAAGTCTTGTCATTGAAGCTCCGGGTCTTGGATCGTGTAAAACTGGAACGGCTGTTCGTTCAGAACATTTTAAAAAATAAAACCCTGATACGTGTTGATTCCAATGCACGTGAGTATTGTGATGACCACCCCCTTTTTTACTAAATTCTTGGACCCAACATTCAGTAAAATGTAAACTATGATTACTAATATCAAAACCACACCAATCTAAAAATTCATAACTTCTACCTCCAATAAAATCCACAAAGTCTTTAGCTTTAGGATCACCATTAAAAGATTCGCTATGATTAGCTAGACCAAAATCATCTACTTTATGTTTGAATTTTTTATTTCTTTCTTTATTGGCTTTGTTCATAACTGTTTTTTGAGTATGTTTTAAATACCCATCCGTTAATTTTAACATCATTTTTAAAAACTGAGGTGCGTCTGCATTCCAAACAGGTGTTCCAAAATACTGTGAACTATTAAATTTTATATTATTATTAGTATTATTTGTTCCTTGCATATTATTTAAAAGGCCAACCTAGATTCCAATTCACTAGGCTATACCTTACTCCTTTCGTTACGGGTTTAACTCGATGCCACACAAAACTTGGAAATACAATAATAGACCCTTTCGGGGCAATTTCCTTTGCGATTTGTGTTTTTCTTTTTTTATCAGGGTCATATTGTCTAAAATCAAACTCTAATTCTCCACCTTCATATTCTTTAGGGTCGGTTAATTGAACAACGTTAGACAATTTTCTAATCTTTCCTTTGGTTGGACCTTCTTCTGCATAAGGTTTATCCCAACTATCACAATGCCAATCATAATATTGACCTTTTTTATAAATGGTAAATTGACACGATTCTGTCCAATCCCATTGAAAATTCCATCCTGCCATTTGATTTGCCATACGAACATAAGGTTGTAGTTCTCTATAAATCCAACGATCATTAAACCAACAAATATTAGAGTCTCTTTTCTTTTTTAAATCTTTTAATTCTTTTTTCGTTAAAGGTTGTGCTTTTAAATCTCTATCTCTTCCCAGTCCACCCGTAATGGCTACATCATTCTTTATCGCCTTACCGTATTGAATAATCATATCACAAATTCGATGAGGAATGGCATTAGCCCAATAATAATAATAGTTTGTTAAGTTCATTTAAATATACTCATAAGTCGTCGTTAAAATGATATTCATCTGTTTAGATTTATTAGGAGAAATAAAATATTTTTGAGTACTAGGAAACATAACAAAATCATTATTGTTTAAAGGAATATGCCACGTTCTTCCTTTTCTTCGATTATCATCAAATTCAATTACCATCTCTGTAGAATCTTGTCCCACATCAACTCCATAGATAAAGGTATAGTCGGCAGCATTTCTTAAATCCACAGGATCAACCGTATTTCTTGAAAAAGACTTTTGATTATATTCATAAACATTTCCCCAATGTAATTTCGGAATCAATGTCTTATTGAAGTTTAGCCTAAAATGATCTCTGACATAATCTTGTAACCATTGATGAGCTTGAGAATATTCTAGTTGATAATCAGAATAAGAATAATCTTTAATATTTTCGCTAATTCTTTTTTCTTTAATAAAAGAATCTAAGATACTATTTTTAATAGTATCTCTTTTAATTTCAAAGCCTTTAGGCGCATCAATAGCACCGTGATATAAATCTATTTCGGATAATACTTTCTTTTGCATACCTATAAGATAGGTAGTTTAATTTGATAGAAATGTCAATATGATTGAAAAGATTTGATCTAGATCACTTATCTAGCCGTTTTGTCCCAAGCCCCAGAAGACTCATTCCACACATGATAATGCGTAGCTTCTTCCTCTGCAGATAATGCAGGAGCATCTCCTATCGGAGACTGCCATCTAGCTTCTGAAGTATTAAGAACCCAACTAGGATAAGGTTTTTTAGGTATAAAAATATCGTTATCTTCATCATAAGAAGATCCTATTCCAGCATAATTTCCTCTAAATGCTTTAGAATTATCCCCAGATTTATGGGTATTTTGTATTGTATTGTAAGATGTTTTTTTCCAAAGTGGCCAGTGGTGGATTCTTTCCAAAAACTGTCTGCCTACTTCTTCATCTTCAACACCATCAGCATTTAAACAGTCACTATCGTTCACAACGTGAACTGCTATAACTTTATTATTTGCTCCTAATTTTGCGAAATGT